TACTCGGCATTGTTCCAGATCATCGTGGTACCGATAGCCACGTGCGTCCTACCTGTGGCGTGCATTCTCGATATGGTTACCGGACTAGGGCACAGAGCAGTCGAGCGCGCCAACGACGACTATCTCAGCGATGCCGGGTTTTACCGGTACATCAAGGAGCTGGTGCTACTGGAAGAGCAAAAGCAGCGCCGTGGACTGATGACTACCACCGGGTGGGCATACTGGTCCATCCGCATTGGTACCGCGCCGCTTGGCGACGTACGCCGCTTGTGGCGAAACAAGCGCCGCTCGGTACGGCTGGCGAAACGTCGCCGGTCTAGCGGTTGCTAGCCCACCCAGACGCGCTCTACGACATCCATCGCCAGCGTCGCCGAGTGAATTTGTAGCCCCTGCCCCTACAACCCCCGCCCCGCGACCCGCGCGCGCGGATCCGCCAGCCTGTGCAGCGTCACCTACCCACCTGCGCAGGCAACCCTCCATGGCTGACTACCATCACGGCGTGCGTGTCCTCGAGATCAACCAGGGCACCCGCTCCATTTCCACCGTCTCCACGGCCGTCATCGGCATGGTCTGCACCGGCAGCGACGCCGATGCCACCGCCTTCCCGCTCAACACTCCCGTCCTGCTGACCAACGTCCAGGGCGCCGTGGGCAAGGCCGGCACCAAGGGCACCTTGGCCGAGTCGCTGCAGGCCATCGCCGATCAGTCCAAGCCCGTCACCGTCGTCGTCCGCGTCGCCGACGGCGCCAACGCCGCCGAGACCGCTTCCAACATCATCGGCGGCGCGGCCGCCGGCCGTTACACCGGCATGAAAGCCCTGCTAGCGGCCAAGGCCCAGCTGGGTATCACGCCGCGCATCCTGGGCGTGCCGGGGCTCGACACTCAGGCCGTCACCACCGCCTTGGTCGCCATCGCCAAGCAGCTGCGCGGCTTCGTCTATGCGAGCTGCTACGGCTGCGCGACGAAGGAAGAGGCCGTCGCCTACCGCAACCAGTTCGGCGCCCGCGAGCTCATGCTGCACTGGCCGGATTTCCTGGCCTGGTCCACCACCCAGAACAAGACCGTCACCGCCAACGCCACCGCGCGGGCCCTCGGCCTTCGTGCTCAGCTGGATCAAAGCGTCGGCTGGCACAAGACGCTCTCCAACGTGGCCGTGGACGGCGTGACCGGCATCAGCAAGGACGTCTTCTGGGACCTGCAGAACACCGCGACAGACAGCGACTACCTCAACGGCAACGAGGTCACCACGCTGATCAACCACGACGGCTACCGCTTCTGGGGCTCGCGCACCACACTCGAAGACCCACTGTTCGCCTTCGAGAACTACACCCGCACCGCCCAGGTGCTGGCCGACACCATGGCTGAGGCGCACCTCTGGGCCAATGACCGCCCCATGCACCCGAGCCTGGTGCGCGACATCGTCGAGGGGATCAACGCCAAGTTCCGCGAGCTCACCCGCCAGGGCTACCTGCTCGGCGGCGAGTGCTGGTACGACGCCGACGCCAACGAGAAGGAGACGCTCAAGGCCGGCAAGCTCTTCCTGGACTACGACTACACCCCCGTCCCGCCGCTGGAAGACCTGACCCTGCGCCAGCGCATCACCGACCGCTTCCTCGCCGACTTCGCCACCCGCGTCAACGCCTGACCCTGACCCCGCGTGCCGGTCGGCGCGCCCCTGGAGAGCATCCCCATGGCCCTGCCACGCAAACTCAAGAACATGAATCTCTTCAACGACGGCCATTCGTACATGGGCGTCGCGAAGACCTGCACCTTGCCGACCCTCGGCCGCAAGATGGAACCCTTTCGCGGCGCCGGCATGAACGGCCCGGTCAAGGCGGACCTCGGCTTTTCCGACGACGGCATCCAGTTGGAATGGACCCTCGGCGGCCTGGACCTCATCGCCCTAAAGCAATTCGGCGCCGTGGGCGCCGCAGCCGTGCCCCTGCGCTTCGCCGGCGCATACCAGCAGGACGACACCGGCGACATCAGCGCGGTGGAAGTCGTCGTCCGCGGCCGCCACGAAACCATCGAGATGGGCGAGGCAACGCCCGGTGAAGACACCGAGCACAAGCTCACCACCACCTGCAGCTACTACAAGCTGATCGTGGACGGCAGCACCGTGATCGAGATCGACCTCCTCAACTTCGTCGAGAACGTCGGCGGTGAAGACCGCCTGGCCAAGCAGCGCGCCGCCCTCGGCATCTGATCCTTTCCCCTTTCGGCCCGCTCCGGCGGGCCGGCCCTGGCCTATGACCTGGAGTACCACCATGAGCGATACCACCCAAGACAACGTCGTCGTCCTCGATCAGCCCATCACCCGCGGCGAGACCACCATCGCCCAGATCACGCTGCGCAAGCCCAACGCCGGCGAGCTGCGTGGCGTCTCCCTGGCCGAGCTGCTGCAGCTCGACGTCAATGCCATCGTCCGCGTGACCCCGCGCATCAGCATCCCTAGCCTCACCGAAGCCGAGGTCCGCGCCATGGATCCAGCCGACCTGGTCGATGTCGGCGGGAAGATCGCCGGTTTTTTGCTCAAGAGGTCGGTGAAGGCGGAGCTCTCCCCGTCCGCGTAGAGGAAGCGATGGCGGATCTCGCCATCACCTTCCACTGGCAACCCGCCCAGCTCGATAAGCTGGGCTTGGCCGAACTGATGGACTGGCGCGAGCGCGCCCGCAAGCGAGTCGCCCCCGATGGCCAATGACCTGCAGATCCGCGTCCTGCTGTCCGCCCTGGACAAGGTCACGGCGCCGCTAAAACGCATCGCCGGGGGCAGCTCCGCCACCGCCCGGGCACTCAAAGCCGCCAGGGACCGGGTCAAGGAGCTGAACCAGCAACAGCAGGACATCACCGGCTACCAGCGCCAGCGCGAGGCGGTCCGCCAGAGCGCCGAGGTGCTGGCCAAGGCCCAGGAGAAGCTGCGCGGCTACCGCGAACAGCTCAAGGCCATGGACGCCCCGTCGGCGGCCTTCCAGAAGCGCTTCGCCAACGCCTCAGCCGAAGTGGACCGACTCCAGGCCAAGCACACCGCCCAGCGCACCGAGCTGCAGCGCCTACTGCCGATCCTGCGCGCGGCCGGCGTTGACACCCGTGACCTCGGCGGCGCCCAGGCGCGCCTGCAGGCGCAGCTCACCAGCGCCAACGCGGCGATCGACACCCAGAAGGCCAAGCTGGAACGCCTCAACCGTATGCAGGAAAAGCTGACCAGCGCCCGCGGCACCCTCAGGCGCGGCCAGGAGTTCGCCGGTAACGCCGCGGTGGCAGGCGCCAGCTCGGCCGCGACCGGCGCCGCCATCGGCGGCCCGGTGCTGGGCATGATCAAGGCCTTCGCCCCGGCCGAGGACGCCGCCACCCAGCTGCGCGCCTCCCTGATGCTGAGCGACGGCTCGGTGCCCGAGTCCTTCAAGCAGATCTCCGACCTGGCGACCCGCCTGGGTGATCGCCTGCCCGGTACCACGGCTGAATTCCAGGAAATGATGACCATGCTGGTGCGCCAGGGCATGTCGGCCAAGACCATCCTCGGCGGCATGGGCGAGGCCGCGGCCTACCTCGGCGTGCAGCTCAAGATGCCCGCCACCGAGGCCGCTGAGTTCGCCGCCAAGATGCAGGACGCCACGCGCACCAGCGAGAAGGACCTCATGGGCCTGATGGACACCATCCAGCGTGGCTTCTACCTGGGCGTCGATTCCAACAACATGCTGGAGGGCTTCAGCAAGATCAGCCCGGCGCTGGACATCATCAAGAAGGAAGGCCTCGAAGCGGCCAACGCCCTCGCCCCGCTGCTGATCCAGCTGGACCAGGCTGGCATGGATGGCGGCGCGGCCGGCAACGCCCTGCGCAAGGTCTTCCAGATGGGCATGGATACCTTCAAGGTCGGCAAGGCGAACAAGGTCCTCAAGGCAAAGGGGATCCAGCTCGACTTCACCGACGGCAAGGGCGAATTCGGCGGCATGGAGAAGCTCTATGCGCAGCTGGCCAAGCTCAAGAAGCTCGACACCGAAACCCGCCTGGACGCGATGAAGGAGATCTTCGGCGACGACTCCGAAACCCTCAATGCGCTCAACTCCATGATGTCCAAGGGCATGGCCGGCTACCAGGAAACCCTGGGCAAGATGAAGGCCCAGGCCGACCTGCAGAAGCGCGTCAACGAGCAGCTGGGCACCCTCTCCAACACCTGGGAGGCCGCGACCGGTAGCTTCATCAACGCCCAGGCCGAGTTCGGCGCCGCCGTCGCGCCGCAGCTCAAGGAGATCATCACCTGGCTCGGCGACCTGGCCGGCAAGACCGGTGCCTGGGCCCGCGAGAACCCCGTCCTAGCCGGCAACCTGGTCAAGGTGGCCGCGGTGCTCTCGGCCGTGTCGATCACCTTCGGCACCCTCGCCCTGGGCGTCGCCGGTGTGCTCGGCCCCTTCCTCGCCCTGCGCTTCATGCTCGCCCAGGTCGGTATCCGTCTGCCGAGCGTGCTCGGGCTACTTGGCAAACTGGGGAAGGTCACCCTACCCCTGGTAGCGACCGCCCTGCGCTGGCTCGGTGCGGTGGCCATAGCCAACCCCATCAGTGCCGTCGTCATCGGCCTGGCCGCCGCCGGCGCCCTGATCTACGCCAATTGGGAAACTATTGGCCCGTGGTTCGCAGGGGTATGGGCGGAGATGAAAGCACGAGCCACGGGTGGTATTGCTGGAATTACGGGGCTGATCCTGGACTTCTCGCCGATCGGCCTCTTCTACCGGGCCTTCGCCGCCGTGCTGAACTACTTCGGCCTGGAGCTGCCCAGCCGGCTGACCGAGCTCGGTGCCGTGCTGCTCAATGGCGTCACCGCCGGCATCCGTGGCGGAATCGGCGGCATCGCTCGCTTGATCCTCGACTTCTCGCCGGTCGGGCTCTTCTACCAGGCCTTCGCCGCCGTCCTGACCTACTTCGGCTTCGACCTCCCGGCCAAATTCACCGAGCTTGGCGGCATGATCATGGACGGCCTGGTCGGTGGCATCACCAGCCGCCTGGGCGCGGTGAAGGACGCCGTGATGAATGCCGGCAGCAGCGTCATCGGCTGGTTCAAGGAAAAGCTCGACATCCACTCGCCCTCTCGCGTCTTCGCCGCCCTGGGCGAGTACACCATGCAGGGCTTGGCGGTCGGTATGGGCAAGGGCGAAGGTAGCCCCCTGGGCCAGATTGCTGACACCGCCAAGCGCATCGTGACGACGGCAACGGCAGCGCTCGCCCTTGGCGGCGCCCCGCAGCTGGCCACTGCCCTACCGCTGCCTCCTGCTCAGCAGCAGCAGATCGAGGCCGTTCGCCAAGCCACCCAGCAACGCGCCACCGTCGCGCTGGCCCAGCCGGCCGGTGACCTCACGCCATTGCAACGACAGATCAAGGTGGTACGCCAGGCCACCCTGCAACCGGCCGCAGCCGCTGCCCCGAAACTCGCCAAGGACGCCTCGCCGCTGCAACAGCAGATCGAGGCGGTGCGTCAGGCCACCCTGCAGCAACCGGCGCGCGAGCCGATCACCTTCGATAGCCGTCCGGCCTTACCGCCCGCCGCGCCTCCAGCGCCGGCAGCGGGTGACCACTTCGAGATCCATATTCACGCTGCCCCTACACAGGATCCGCAGGCCATTGCCCGTCAGGTTCGTGCCGAACTGGCCCGCCTGCGGACCGAGAAGGCCGCCCGCGGCCGCAGCAGCCTCAGAGACAGGACCTGACCACCATGATGATGGCCCTCGGCAACTTCATCTTCAGCCTCTACACCCTCGCCTACCAAGAGCTGCAGCGGCAGACCGACTACCGCCACGCCAGCAGCTCCCGCGTCGGCGCCGCGCCGGCGCGCCAGTTCCTCGGAAAGGGCGACGACAGCATCACCCTCCCCGGCTGGCTCGCACCGGAGCTCGCCGGCACGCCCAGCAGCCTCGACGTGCTGCGCTACATGGCCGGTACCGGCGGCGCCTGGCCGCTGATCGAGGGCAGCGGGCGGATCTACGGGCTCTGGGTCATTGAGAGCATCACCGAGACCAAGACGCTCTTCTTCCAGGACGGCACCCCGCGCCGCATCGAATTCAGCATCGCCCTCAAGCGCGTCGACGACGACACCGGCCGCGAGCTGCTCGGCGCCGGCATGGCCGGCATGGGCACCTTGCTGAGGAAGCTGCTGTGATCCAGGAGCTGCTCGACACCGCCACCGGCCAGCTGAGCACCCTCGGCCGCGACCTGGTCCAAGGAGCCAGCTACCCGCAGGCCCGCTACCAGATCCTGGTCGACGGCAAGGACATCAGCGCCCTCATCGCGCCGCGGCTGATCAGCCTGGATCTCACCGACAACCGCGGCCTCGAGGCCGACCAACTGAGCCTGGTGCTGTCCGACCACGACGGCCTGCTGGCCATCCCGCCCCGGGGCGCCATCGTGCGCCTCTGGCTCGGCTGGTCCACCACTGGCCTGATCGACAAGGGCAGCTACGTCGTCGACGAGACCGAGCACAGCGGCACGCCCGACGTGCTCAGCATCCGCGCCCGCAGCGCCGACCTGCGCAAGGGCCTCAAGACCAAGCGCGACCAGAGCTACAGCGCCACCACCCTCGGCGACGTGCTCCGTGTCCTGGCCGCACGCCAGGGCTTCACCCCGGTCATCGCTCCCGACCTCGAGGCGCAGCCGATCCTGCAGCTGGACCAGACCGGCGAATCCGACGCCAACCTGCTCACTCGCCTGGGCGAGGACTACGATGCGGTGGCCACCGTGAAAGCCGGCCGCCTGCTGTTCCTCCCGGCTGGCGGCGGCAAGGCTGTCAGCGGCGCCGACCTGGGCCACGTCACCCTCACCCGCCAGGACGGCGACCAACATAGCTACCTGCAGGCCGATCGCGAGAGCTACGACGCCGTGCGCGCCTTCTATTACGACGTCAACAGCGCCAAGAAGCAGGAAGCCATCGCCGGCGGCGGCGACAACGTGAAGGACCTGCGCCACATCTACGGCGACCAACTCTCCGCGCTGCGCGCCGCCCGGGCCGAGTGGAACCGCCTCCAGCGCGGTACCGCCACCCTCACCTACCAGCTCGCCCTGGGCCGCCCGGAGCTCATGCCTGAGCTCACCTACACCCTGCAGGGCGTGAAGGCCGAGATCGACGCCATCATCTGGTACGGCGGCAACGTGCAGCACAGCCTCACCGCGGACGGCGGCTACACCACACGCCTGGAGCTGGAAGCCAAGCTGCCGGAAGACCTGGTTGCCGACCTGGTCGACGAGATCCAGGGCGACTACACCGGCATCATCGCCTACTACCGTGATCCCAAAACCGGCAAGGAGCACACCCTCACCGGGGGCGACCAAAGCAAGCCGCGGCGGCTGCGGCATCTGTACGCCACCAAGGCGACGGCGAAGCGAGCAGTGGAAAGGGAGTGGAAAAGAATGCAAGAATGATCTTTTCTTTTTGAGTGCACAGAATGGAATCCTTAGGAATAGCTTTAGCCGAGCTGATTAGCAAAAACTCGGAAAAACTATTAAAGAGCTTTTCTGGAAAGCTAATAAAGCTGGATGAGAAGCTGAGGATTAAGATTAGACTAGCATACGCCGAGTATCTTAAAAACAGCTACTCAAAGATTTCAAAATCAAAGTCATTTTTCTTCAGAAATCAATCTCAAGACCTATATTCCTACTATGTCCCCTCCGGAATTTCCTGCGGCAATATAACAATCTCAAAGCCTGACATAGAAAACTGCCTAGCACATAGCAGCCACATCGCAATAACCGGATATGGTGGAAGCGGAAAATCCATCCTACTAAAACACCTTTTTTTGGACACAATTCGCAAGGGCAAATTTGTACCTGTACTTGTCGAATTGCGAGACCTAAATCAGGGTTCTCAAAATCTCGCTCAATTGATCGAGACCAACCTGAACAATCTTGGCTTTGAAACCTCCGGTGACTTCGTGAAGCTTGCAAAAGCCGAAGGCCATCTCGCGTTTTTTTTAGATGGTTATGATGAGGTTATAAAAAGTCAAAGAAAAAAACTCATAAACGACATAAAAGCATTATCAAGCAAATCCTCGAGCTGCCCAATGTTTCTTACATCCAGACCCGATGACGTATTTTTCGGCTTATCGGGATTTGATGTATACAGCATAGAGCCGCTAAGTATAGATTCTGCCACCGAGCTAGTGTCGAAATTGCCAGTCGATTCCTCGCTCAAAAGTCGTTTTATTAGTGAAATACCCAAGCTATATGCAAGTCATGAGTCATTTCTTTCAAACCCTCTACTTTTATCAATAATGCTTTTAACCTATGGAGAAAACGCAGAGATTCCAGTAAAGCTTTCAGTATTTTACAACCAAGCGTTTGAGGTATTATTTCAAAGACACGACGCGTTAAAAGAAGGATTTAGACGCGAGCGATTGACCAATCTAGATATACAAGATTTTAGTAAGGTCTTTTCTGCTTTTTGCTTACAGACCTACCATCGTGGAATTTTCAAAGCGCCTAACATCGAAATCCTTAGATACATTAGAAAGAGCAGAGAAGCGCTCGAATTTTCATTCGACGACTCAGCCTTCATGGAGGACTTACTTGTTTCCGTATGCCTCCTCGTAGAGGATGGGCTTGAAATATCATTCACTCACAGATCATTTCAAGAATACTTCACTGCTCTTCATATCAAGAATTCAAACCCAGAAGCACAGAAAATACTTATCAAAACGTTCTGGCCAGATAAAAACAAAGATGAAATATTTAATCTCCTATACGAGCTCGATAATGAACTCGTTGAGCGAGAAATAATAATACCTGGACTGACTAAATTCTTTAATGAGATTGGACTAAAAAAGAAAGTTGGCATTACTCACTTCGTCAAGTACATGAAAATTTGCTACTCAGAGATAATCATCACACGCGAGAGCACGAGGGCCTCTGGGAGACACGAATTCAGAGACTTCAAGGAGCTCCTTAAAATAATAAATAGAAACCATAATCCGTATGGATTTCCGGTAGCTGATATTGAAAAGATTCACAATTTACTTTATAAAAATTACGGGGACGGTGATAACGAAGTTGTATTTTTGACAAGCGATCTCTCCATCCGCTCTCCGCTCATATTAGACTTAGCGGAACACGGTGAATTTTTCTCCAAAGCTTACCTAGAGTGCTTGCTAAACTTCAGCAAAGACCTTCAAGAGCGTCATAAGAATCCTCGCAAAAAAATTGACTTTCTATTGAGCCAAGTAACCTAAAGATCCAAGCAAGGTTAATCACCCCGCCCGCGGCAACTCCCCCCACCGCGTCGTATACCCCCGCGACAACAGCTCCCGCCGCATCTGCCACCCCGGATCGGCGGGCACCCGCCCCACATGCAGTGCCGCCCGCCCGTATCGCGCGTTGATCCGGTCCACCACCTGCATCAGCTCGCTAGGCCGCCCCTGCCCGGCCGGGGCGAAGAGGTCCGGCGTGAACTCGTCCGTCTGCACGATGCTGCCAAGCACCACCGCGCATTTCGAGTAGGCGTAGCCCTCGCGGTAGATAGGATCCAGGCCGGCTAGGGCGGCCTGCACCAGGATGCGTGTGTCGTCGGTAGGATGAGCCAGCTGGATGCCCAAGCTGCGGTAGTAGCGGCGGTCCTCGGGCTCGTGCTGGCCGGTCTGCAGGCTCACCAGCAGCGTGGAGCATAGCGACCCCTGCTCCCGCAGTTTCTCGGCCGCCCGGGTCACGTAGGTGGCCATGGCTTCACGCAGCGCCTCGAGGCGATACACCCGGTGGCCGAACATGCGCGAGCTGATGATCTCCTTCTTCAACGGCGGCGCCTCGTGCAGGCGCATCCACTGCTCCCCGCGCAGCTCCCGCGCCGTTCGCTCCAGGACGCGAGAGAACTCCTTGCGCAGCATCGATAGATCCGCCCGGGCCAGATCCTCGGCCGTGGTGATGCCGAGGCCCTGCAGGCGAGTGGTCAGCTTGCGGCCCACGCCCCACACATCGCCGGCCGGCGCCAGCGGCAGTAAGCGCCCCTGCCGCAGCGAGTCGGTGAGGTCCACCACTCCACCGGTGGCGCGCCAGGTCTTCCCGGCCCACTGCGCGAGCTTGGCCAGCGTCTTGGTCGTCGAGATCCCCACGCCAACCGGGATGCCCACCCAGCGCCGCACCCGCGCCTGGATCTCCCGGCCGAGCGCCTCGAGGTCGCCCGGCATGCCGGTGAGATCCGCCCAACACTCATCGATGGAGTACACCTCTAGGTCCGGCACCATGCCCTGGATGGTTCTCATCACGCGGTTCGAGACGTCGGCATAGAGCTCGTAGTTCGAGCTGAACACGGCCACGTTGTGCTGCCGCAGGAACGCCCGGTTCTGGAAGTACGGCACGCCCATGCCGATGCCCAGGGTCTTCGCCTCGCGGCTTCTCGCGATCACGCATCCGTCGTTGTTCGACAGTACCACCACCGGCCGCCCGTTCAGTTCTGGCCGAAACAGCCGCTCGCAGCTGCAGTAGAAGGAGTTGCAGTCGATCAACGCGTAGACGCTCATGGCCGCAGGTCTCGCATCAGGAAGTCCACCACGCCCCAGAGCTCCACTTCGCCGATCAGGTCGAGCGCTCGCGGATGGCCATCACGCCCGACCGTGGCCAGCAGCTGCTGGCGCTCCTGATTGGTCAGCACCGTGCAGAGCCGGTGCTCACAGTCGGCCACCACGATTACCGCCCGCCCCGGCTCGACATCGCCGGCACGGTCCACGACCAGGACGTCCCCCTGGTGGATGCTCAGCCCCGCGAGAGCCTCGCTGTTCACCAGCCAGAGCCAGAGGTTGGGCGCGCCCCAGCCAATCGCCTCATCGATCGAAAGCGGCAGCTGCGCGTGATCCTCGGCCGGGCTTTGGAACCCCGTGATCTTCAGCCGCGCCTGGGAGAGCGCGAGCTGCGCGAGTCTGCGACCCCGTGTCTTGAAAGCGTCCATGATGGCACCTTGATACTGTACGTTTAAACAGTATAGGTGCTGGCTTTAGAAAGAGGTCAACAGACGAAGCGACGAACGGTATTCAGATCTCCAAGCGAGGATTCGTAGTCCCCTGTCACACAGCTCAATCGCATTATCGACCAGCTCGTATCGGGTATGTATAGGATTCTGGCCAAAGCTCATCTATACCTTTCATGACGTGATGACAAAAAAATTAACGGGGCGTCAGACGTAGCGGAGATAAGCAGCCAAACCTGCCTGGGTAGCGGTGCTAAAACGTAGAGACAAGTCCCAACATATCCACGCCCTTTCCGATGACCGGGTTCTAGATGCGCGAGGCGACTAGCTTGGAATTATCGTCTATTATCGTAATTCTGTGCTGGCACGGAGTACATGCTCAGGGCGAGTAATCAAACCAAATCGATAGAAGCGTCTATGAGTCCGCAAAGCCATCGCTAGATATCCCTTTGAAAAAGCTTGAAAAGGCAACAGACGATATTAGTAGCAGTGGTATATTTTGATCTTTCAGACATAAAAATGGAGATATGGATGCCTTTCGAATTTGAACTAGTACAGTACCCACCAAGCCAATCCACTTACACACTGCCATTAAAGGCATACCTTGTCTACGACCGCTGGGATGATTTCAGTTTTAAGACTCTTTTTACTTTATACATTACCGATAGTAAGGCCACGCTACATGAGATTGGAGAAGTAAAAATTGGACACGTAGACCAGACCTATGGGTGGTCAAAGGACGCACTACCCAACTCATTCACATCACTTGACCAACGTTTTTTCTCACTAGGTCAAGACACAGCCTATTACACAAAGATCAATAAACACCTGACACAAGAAAATCGAGACCTTTTATTATCCTCACTTCAAGATATAATTTTTACCAAAAAAGATACAACAGAGCTATCTTCGCAACTCGTATTCAGAGACTCTCTGACTAGAAATGTCAGCATACATACCATACAAAATCAATTCCCAAGAATTCTCGAAGGGCATGCAGAGCTAACTGAATTTAAATTCTCTTTCATGCTGGCAGCAACAGAAAACAGAGCACCTTTTACACTAACATTCGCCGTAGAACCTTACTCAACGCCACCTACAAACATTCATTCATTAATAGGTAGAAATGGAATAGGAAAAACCAACCTGCTTAACGAAATGATAAACTCAGCTTTAACGTTGCGTGAGGCAAGCGGACGATTCATGATAGAAATATGGCAGGACTCTTTCCAGCCGATACCGGAAAAGTATTTCAGCAGCGTTTCTTCAGTGTCTTTCAGCGCCTTTGATCCGTTTACTCCACCCGCTGACCGCGATGAAGGAGTCAAGTACAATTATATTGGGCTCAAAGACCGAGAATCCAATGGTATAGACCCAGACGAATTACCGCTTAAAAACAAGAAAAAACTCACAAATGATTTCTGGAAAAGCTTAATAGTTTGTTTTTCATTACAACATAAAAAGAAACTGTGGTTTGACGCAATAGAGATGCTCGGGCTTAATTTCGATTTTTCCGGAATAAATTTAAACCAGCTAGCAGATGAGTCTAATAAATCCAATATTGCAAATGTCGCGCTTATTGCGAGCCAGTACTTTCGAGGACTAAGCTCAGGGCATGCAATAGTTCTCCTAACCATAACTAAACTAGTTGAAACTATCGAAGAGAAAACATTGGTTCTTGTAGATGAACCCGAGGTACATCTACATCCACCGTTGCTATCTGCATTTACACGGGCCCTTTCTCGAATATTATCCCATAGAAACGCCATAGCGATAATTGCCACCCACTCTCCCGTTGTACTACAAGAAGTCCCGTCTACTTGTGTATGGAAACTGTACAGATCAAATCTTGCGGCTAGGCAGGAGAGGCCAATTATAGAAACGTTTGGCGAAAATGTCGGAATACTAACAAGAGAGGTGTTTGGGTTAGAAGTTGAGCAATCTGGATTTCACGATTTGCTACTTGAATCGATTAAATCTGGAAAGTCGTATGACGAAATTTTAGATGATTATAAAAACCAGCTAGGATTTGAAGCAAAAACAATATTAAGGAGCCTCATCTACACCCGTGACTCAGGAAATTGAGATGATTAAGCTTAGCCAAAAAATGTTCTCAACCACTGAAATATTTGAGTCGTGCCTGACAGGGATCGACGATCAAAACCTACAGAACCTCTATCGTACGCAATTTAACAACCTAGACTCTGAATGCGATAGATATCACTTACTAGCGCAAAACGAACAGCTATTTCAATACCCTCCAAACAATGAAAAAAAAGATACCGCAGCCCTTGGCTCGATAACAAAATCTCAACTGATAAATCTATATAAGCAATATTTTTCAGTCATAGGAAAGCCAGCAAGAAAATATTACGACCAAATAAAAATTAGTGCACCTCAAAACATATGCCCTTATTGCCGCATAGGTGAGGTAACGACAATCGATCATTATCTACCAAAAGCCAAGTTTCCTCTGTTTTCTATTTACCACAATAATCTAGTACCAGCATGCAAAGACTGTCAATTTGAAAAAAAAACGGGATATGCCAATACCCATACATCGCAGACTCTCCACCCCTACTATGACCGAGCCGAATACTTTTCGACAACTTGGCTTTTCGCTGACGTCATCGGAAATACTTGGCCATATGTACAGTTTCGCGCTACTCCCGCAGCCAACTTATCCGAGCCGATAAAGCGACGAATAGAATCCCATTTTGTTGCGTATAAACTGGCAGACAGATACAGGATACAATCGGGAGTGGCCCTTGCAGAACTGTTTTTCATACTTAAGCCAATGAGAGGGAATAGTGGCTTGATTCGCGATAATCTGAAAAGTAATGCCGCAGCAATGCGAGACGCGCAAATCAATTCATGGCGTGCGGCACTTTATGAAGGCCTGGGCGATAGCGATTGGTATTGTCGAGTGGGGTGCGCGCTACCCCCCGTGTAATGCCTTATCGTGCAGTATCGCCATTGATGATTGAAGGTTTATTTTGCAGGAAACTATCCAATAGCAGGAGCGCCTGATAGCGCTTCTCTAATTTTTCAGATGATCACGAGTTACGCGTGACGCTCGGCCGGCCTCTGAGGGCTGGAGATGGGATCAACAGACGAAGTACGACTAGTCTTAATAGCCCTTGGTGAGCGGACCCTCCACCCGCGCCAAATCTTGTGCAAGTCGGCATAGGCGCAGCTGATCATCTGGCGCCAAGCAGCGAAAAGCCTGCATGAGAGCAAGCTCCACTCCTTCGGCACTAGGACCATTTTCGCTTCGGGGATGGGTGTGCGATGCCGCCGAATACGCCTGTTCCATGGTCTAGCATAATCCCGTAACACTGTATCTGCATACAGTACAATTTGCGCAATAGGCCGCCAACCCTTGGTCAGGCGCTGATACAAAATGCCCAGCTCTAGGACTGGGCATTGGAGCGTACAGCCGCTACCTACTGCAGACGTTCTCGCAAGGGATGCCATCACGGTCTCGGTCCAGACGAGCCATCCCGCATTGCTCCAGGTAGAACCGTGCCTCTGAGCAGCTCCTCATGTCCTTGCAGTACTTCTTTCCATCGCTGCAGCTGAAGTTTTCGCCAGCCTGAGCCGGCGCAGCTTTCGCCACCAGATTGATAGATTGATCGGCCCGGCCGGCCTTTCGCCAGTCCCAAGGCGCAACGCGCTCAGCCTCTGGAAGAGCCCACAAGCCACGCTTCTGGGCCTTCGCCTCTGCCTCTACCGCCAGAAGCGACGTATCGCGGTTATAGGCCCGGTACACCCAGGCGGCACCCTGGCTGACCATCTCCCGATTGACGTCCTGGCCATTGACGAAGACGCGGGCAACGGTGCGGCCGTAGCGATCCGTGTCCTGGACCTGGAGCTCGGCCTGCTTGCCGAACGCCAGGGCGGACAGATGCTGCTGGGCACGTGTGCCGTAGGGCTGCGCCTTCTCAGGGGTATCGATCTCCGCCAAGCGAACCTTCACCTGGCGTTTTTCGGCAGTCAGCAGTGTGAGAGTGTCGCCGTCGGAAATCCCTACCACCCTACCGCTGAGGGTCTCGGCTTGGCTGCTGAGAGGGCAAACGAAAGTGGCCAGTAGAACGGCCATAGACAGGCAGCGCGCATATGCGCGTGAGTGCATCGTCATGGAACAACTCCTTGTAGGACTCCATGATTCCTGGCCCCCATGGCCAGGGCCGACAGGGCTTACGCCTTGCCGGAATCCAGTGCGCCATCCGCTGCAGCCATAGCAAATGCCATGCGGCGGACGGACTCTTTGTTGTAGTCAGACATACTGCGGATGTAACGCAGTAGCTCCGCCTCGAATTCGCTCAGGCTATCCGCCGGTGTCGGCATGGCCTTCCCAAAAAGCACGAAATTTACGTCGATCCCGAGCGCAGCTACAGCGATCAAGTAACCCGCGTCAGGATTGCGTTCGCCCTTCTCGTAGCCGAGCTGAGTGTTCTTAGAGATCCCAACCGCTGTAGCCAATTCGGTTTGGCTCATGCGCAGTCGCGCCCGCTCATCCCTCAGGCGTAAACCGATAGTCATAAATTTCGCACCAAAACCCCTTGACGATCCCAATATTCAGGACCAATCTTCTCATCACCCACCCGGAATCACACGATTTTGCACCATGGCCACCACCTACGCTACAGAGCAAGCCTGCAAGGAAGCCCGCGCGCGTCTTGAGATGCAGGGCATTTCCGTCAAGGACTTCGCACTCAAGCACCAGCTCAGTCCCAGCACCGTTTACGCGGTGATCAACGGGCAGAAGAAGTGTTTGCGTGGTGAGGCACACCGAGCTGCAGTGCTGCTCGGCATCAAGCAAGGCGAGATCCCGGCCACCACCTCGGCGCAACACTAGGGCCGCCTGGCCCAGGGAGAAACTGGAAGATGAAACGCCCTGCACTAGAGACTCGCCGCCAGGTCGTCAGCGCCGTGATCTGCGCCTACCCGGGCGGCCGCGAGTGCGCCGCCGCCCGCCTCGGCCTGCCGCTCAAGAAGTTCGACAACCACGCCTACGAGACCGCCGGTAGCCGCCCCCTCACCGATGACCAGATCCGGCTGCTCGAGCAGGAGACCGGTACCCACTACCTGGTGGATTACCTGGCTGGCCAGTACGGCGGCTACTTCGTCGCCCACGTCGACGTGGGCGAGCTCGACAACACCGACCTCTATGCCCGCGCCGTGGATACCTCGGTCAAGCGCGGCCACGTCGATCAGATCATCGCCAAGGCCCTGGAAGATGGCGTCATCGACGAGCAGGAGGTGGTGAACATCCTCAATGCTCACCGTGCCCACCTGGCCGCCCGCGAAGGCGAAGTCGCAGCCGTGATCGAGCTGCACCTCAAGACCCCAACCCCTCCCCACGCCTGAAGGACCAGACCATGAGCCGCCACAACCTGCATATCCAGATCTCCGGCGTACCCGGCGCCGGCAAGACCACCCTGCTCCATCTCATCGCACATCACCTTACGCAGTACGGCCATCCAGTGACGCTACGAGATGCCGGCTATCCCTGCGACCTAAGTCAACGGCTCATGCCGGTGGAAGGGCCCGTGCTAGGTCGCATCACGCTCTCGACGCAGAGGGTCGGGGACGAGGAGCTCGAGCAGCTCGTGAGAGGGTCGGACCGAACGCCCAATTTCGATGGGATCGACGACGAGGGCCTGGCGCAGCCGCCGGAAGTAATCGGCCTTGCCCCGTGTGTCCAGCATCGCCACCACGTCGCCGCAGACGCGCAGCCCGGCCTTCTCGTGCCCCTGCGCGATCAACAGACAGCCGCTGGCGTAGAGATTGCGGAGCACTACCGAGAGTTCGTGGGGGCGGTCTTCGTCGATGAGCGCGGACAGTTCGTACGCGTTGATGCTTCGACTACTCATCAGCTGCTTTCCCTGGCGTTGGATGAAGCACCGAGAATGCCTGATGCGATAGAGTCCCCCAAGACCCCCGCCCTAGACGGCTAGCGCCCTACACACCCCTGTCTGCCAGGGTGGCAGACACGTAGTCGGCGCGGAGCGCCAGAACCCGGCCAGGCCGGAGCCGCGCGGAGCGGCGGGAGCCACGATGCAGTTTTTGTGGAAGCTGTTTGGCAAGACGAAGAAGACCCGATTTCGCTGCGAGATCTGCGGCGCACCCTTGATCTGCCGGACCAGCTGGTTCGAGCACACCTTCATGCGGCGCGAGCTGTACCAGTGCGATTTCGTGCCTTGCAGCCAGAGCTACTGGGGCCGCACCGAGCTGACCCATGCCGCGAACCGCAGCGGCCTGCCCGGCTCTCCGCCCTCCCAGTTGCCCATGCAAAACGATGATTTCGTGCGTATGGCGGCGCACGTCTATCGCTACAACCAGTACCTCGCCGCGCAGAAGAAAGGCGAACAGCAGCTGGACCTGCTGGAAGCCGACCAGGAAGACCTTCCGCAACTCATGAGAGAGGACCTCGCATCATGACCACGACCCACCATCCCGCCGACTACCTCGACGCCATGCAGGCCGCCGCCCTGGCCTTCCTCCAGCGGCATGGCTCCGAGTACCTGGGGCGCAGCCAAGCCCTGTTCGATCGCACCGTCGAGCACCTCCAGACCATGGACGTTCAGCGCCACACTGCCGAGCGCCTGGTCAACCGCGCCAGCGACCACCTGGAGGCCATCAAGGGTCACCGCTTCCTGGACATCGACGCCAGCACCGGCGACGTCGCCGTCCTGGTCAACCCGGCCACCGGCCTGCGCTACCGGATCCCGGTGCTGGAGATCTTCGAGGCGTTGATCGACGAAGACCCCGGCACGCGACAGCCCGCCTCCCGCTAAGCCCTGACTGACTGCCCCATGCCCGCCTTCGCGTGGGTAGGGGTGAACTGCGCCTTCTTGCAGCGAGAACGACCATGCCCAACACCATAAACGTCCACCTGGCCCTGGCGCCCGACATCGCCGAAGCCTACGCCCGCTGGCTCCAGGGCCGCGCCGATCACACCGTCCAACTGCACTGGGGTGAGCCCTGCTACGCCCGCATCGAGGACGTGGCCAGCCGCCGCGAAGCCATCCTGCGCCGCTTCCCCGCCCTGCTCGCCGCTGACCGCACCGCCGCCCAGATCCGTTCCCACCTCGCCACGCCGGAGGCCTCCGCATGAACAAGCTCAATCCCATCATCGTCCTCGCTTGCCCGAAGCTGTCGACCTACGCCGAGCAGTGCCCAGCCATCAGGAACTCGCTGCTGCGCTTCGATACCTGCAGCAGCAAGGACCGGGCCTATGAGCTGGGATTCGTCCGGGGGCACCTGGCCGCGCGGCTGAACGGCAGCCAAAGCGATCTCGACTACGCGAACGCCCTCTACGACGAGCTGCGGCTGCTGAGCACCTTCGCCGATCGGGCCGTTGAAGCGGAGGCCTCGGCATGAGCATCCATCCCGTCGTCGCCGCCGCTTGTCCAACCCTCAGCCGCCTGGCTGTCACTCACCCGGATATTCGGGCGCATCTAGAGGACCTGCCGACCTGCGCCAACATCCGTTCCTACATCGGCCAGCAGGTGGGCCAGTACCTGACCGGTCTTCCTAATGATGAGCTGCCTCCTATTGAACTGGGCAAAGCCATCTGCGAATGGACGGACCTGATCCACTTCGTCGATACCGTTCTGGCTGCGACCTCCCACCAGGAGATCAGCTGATGCGCCGCCAACTCGACGTCACCCTCTCCCGCAATGGCAACCGCCCCATGGTCGTCTCCAACGATGGCGTCCTCGGCGTCGTCGACTTCTGGACGCCCGCCGAGCTGCGCGAGCTCGCGCGCGCGCTCAACGTGCTCGCCACCGATGCCGAGCGCCTCGAGGACAGGGATCTGCGTCTGATGCGCGAACTCGGTACCGGGCGCCCGGCGGAGTTCTGAGTATGAAAAACCCCTTCCACATCGACGGCCGGACGGCCGTGAGCTTCTCCGGTGGTCGCACTAGCGCTTACATGGCGCGCCAGGTGCAGCTTGCAAACCCGCGAAAGCCCATTACCTACCTGTTCGCCAACACAGGTAAGGAACGCGAGGAAACCCTCCGATTCGTCGAGCGCTGCGACCGGGAGTGGGGCCTTGGCCTGGTCTGGCTAGAATTTCGCAATTCCGAATTCGGATTTTCCATCGTCAACTACGAGACAGCGAGCCGCCAGGGCGAACCTTTCGAAGCCGCAATCCGCCAGCGGCAATACCTTCCCAACCCCGTCACTCGCTACTGCACGGTCGAACTCAAGATTCGCACGATGCACCGCTATCTGAAGTCGCTGGGCTGGGCTGACGGCAATGGCGAATGGGATCAAATGGTAGGTATCCGCGCCGACGAGCATCGCCGCGTGGCGAAGATTCGTAAGCGCGGTACCAGCTCGGAAACACCCCGCGAGCACATGCGCCTGCCGTTGGCTGATGCCGGCGTGACCTTGGCCGATATTGATCGCTTCTGGAGCAACCAGGCCTTCGCCCTGGAGCTGCCCACCGTCAACGGCAAGACCCTGCTGGGTAACTGCGATCTGTGCTTCCTCAAGGGGCGCCAGCAGACCTACAGCATCATTCAGTCAGACCTGCGTAGCGCCGATTGGTGGGCTCGGATGGAGACCCTAGTCGAGTCCGGCGGTCGCCCGGTCACGTTCCGTAAAGACCGCCCCAGCTACGCCCAAATGCAGGCCTACGCCCGCCAGCAGCACGTCCTGTTCACTGATGCCGTCGACGACGCCATCGAATGCTACTGCGGAGCCTGAGCATGTATCAGATGGATCACCAGCTCCGCGCCGACGTGCTGCAGCGCCTAGAGGGTGACCTCGGCCTGCGGCACGTCAAGGGCACGGACTACATGCGCAAGGGCACCTGCCCGGCCTGCCACACGACCGAGCTGTTCACCAGTTACAGCGCGCCCTGGGTGGTGAAGTGCGGCCGCGAGTCCAAGTGCGGCCAGAGCTGGCACGTGAAGGAGCTGTACAGCGACCTCTTCGAGGACTGGTCCGAACGCTTCAAGCCCACCCAGGACGCGCCGGCCGCCAGCGCCGACGGCTACCTCCAGTTCGCCCGCGGCTTCGACCTGGGCCTGATCAAGGGCTGGTACAGCCAGGAGAATTACTGGGATCGGGCCCAGGGCATCGGCTCGGCCACCGTGAGATTCCAGCTCGACAAGGGCGGGTACTGGGAACGGCTGATTGACCGCCCAGCGCGCTTCGGCAAGCAGAAAGCCCGCTTCCAGCCCGGATCCAGCTACCGCGGTGTCTGGTGGTGCCCGCCGAGCCTGGACCTGCAGACGGTGAAGGAGCTGTGGATCGTCGAGGGCATCTTCGACGCCATCGCCCTGACCCACCACGGCATCGCCGCCGTCTCGGCCATGAGCAGCAATGCCTACCCCGAGCAGTCGCTCAAGTACCTGGCCACCGCCCGCGCCGGCAACCTACCCAAGCTGGTCTGGGCTCTGGACAACGAGCCCGGCGCCCACCGCTACACCCGCCGCTGGGCGCGCCAGGCCCGCGAGCTGGGCTTCCACTGCGAGGCGGCGCAGATCCCGCAACCGGGCACCCGCAAGGTCGACTGGAACGACCTGCACCAGCGCTGGGCCTTCGAGCAGGACGACGCCAAGCGTGAGGAACACCGCGACCAGGACCTCAAGGAGGCGCGCTACCACGGCGCCCTGCTGCTGGCCGACACCGCCGCGGAGAAGGCAGTGCTGATGTACGAATGGCGCGAGCGCCACGAATTCCACTTCACCTTCGAGAGCCGGCTCTACTGGTTCAAGCTCGACCTGGACAAATACAACAAGGCCCTCACCCACCTCGAGGAGTCCGAGCGCGATGAAGACCGCGAGCTGACCACCAAGCAGCAACGCGACAGGGCCATGCGCCTGGCCGGCAACGTGGTGGAGATCGCCAACTGCGCGCCCCAGGCGCTGTACTTCCAGCGCAACGAGGTCACCGACGAGTCCTGGTACTACTTCCGCGTCGAGTTTCCTCACGATGGCGCCCCGGTGAAGAACACCTTCACCGGCGCCCAGGTCGCCGCCGCCAGCGAATTCAAGAAGCGCCTGCTCAGCATGGCCGCCGGCGCCGTCTTCACCGGCAGCGGCACCCAGCTGGACAAGATCATGAAGGACCAGCTCTTCGGCCTGAAAACCGTTGAGACCATGGACTACGTCGGCTACAGCCGCGAGCACGGCTGCTACGTGTTCGGCGACCTGGCGGTGCGCGAGGGCCAGCTGCACCAGGTCAACGACGAGGACTACTTCGACTTCGGCAAGCTGCGCCTCAAGACCCTGCAGAAGACCATCGGCCTCAAGCCCAATCCCACCGCCGGCGAGTACCGCAGCGACTGGCTGCCGCTGCTCTGGACCTGCTTCGGCAGCAATGGCCTGACCGCCCTTACCTTCTGGTTCGGCTCGCTGTTCGCCGAGCAGATCCGCGCCCGCTACCAGTCCTTCCCTTTCCTGGAGGCCACCGGCGAGGCCGGCGCCGGCAAGACCACCCTGCTGACCTTCCTCTGGAAGCTATTCGGCCGGGCCGGCTACGAAGGCTTCGACCCGTCCAAATCCTCCACCGCCGGCCGCAGCCGCGCCATGGGCCAGGTCGCCGGCATGCCCATCGTCCTGATCGAGGGCGACCGCAGCGACCCGGAGAAGGCCCACGCCAAGAGCTTCGACTGGGACGAGCTGAAGGACTTCTTCGGTGGCGGCACCCTGCGCACCCGCGGCATGAAGACGTCGGGCAACGAGACCTACGAGCCGCCCTTCCGCGGCACCATCGCCATCAGCCAGAACGCCCCGGTCAGCGCCTCCGAAGCCATCCTCACCCGGATCGTGAAGCTGCACTTCACCCGCCCGGTGCTGACCGAAGAGGGCCGCGCCGCGGCCGACACCCTAAGCCGCATGGACGGCGACGCCCTGAGCCACTTCCTGCTGCTGGCCACCCGCAAAGAGGCCGAGGTGCTGGCCCGCTTCCATGAGGTCTTCCCCCAGTACGAAACCAAGCTGCGACGCCTGGGCGATACCTGCTTTTGCTGCGGTGCACGCCTCAGTGCCAACGACCACCACTGCCCCAGCTGCCAGAGCGACCTGGTCGGGCACTTGCGCATCGAACGGATCGTGAAGAACCACGCCATGCTGCTGGCCAAGCTCGACTGCCTGACCCTGGTGGTGGCCATCCCCGAGCACATGGTTCGCCAGACCCAGCGCGGCATGGTCCGCATCGCCCTGGAGCGCCAGGCCGCCATCAGCGCCGATCACCCGGCGGTGACTGAGTTCTGGCAGGTCTTCGATTACCTCGAATCCCTGAGCAGTGACCCGGTGGTGAACCACAGCGACGACGACGCCCTCATCGCCATCAACCTCAACGAATTCATCGAGCGTGCCGCCGAGCACCGCCAGCGCCTGGCCGACCTGAGCAGCCTGCGCGAGCTGCTCAAGGACAGCCGCCAGTTTCGCTACCTGGACAACAAGGTCATCACCAGCCGCATCCGCAAGAACCACCGGCGAGGCAATCCTCTCGACACCCGCCCGGACAAGGTCCGCTGCTGGGTCTTCGCTAATCCAGCGAGCCCGGCATGACCACCCGTAGCTGTTCCACCCGCGCCGGCCACGACGCGGAAACGAAAAAGCCCGGGAGAGCGGCAACTCCCCCGGGCCCTACCACCAACCCTGGAGACTCATCATGGAAATGACCCAGCGCGGTAGCACCACGCAGCCTATCACGCTCCACCCGACGCTCGTCAGGCGCTGCAGGGCCACCGCCCTGCTCGGCGAGGCCCTGATCCGCTACCAGGTCACCAGCACCCTGGCCGATCGCATCCATCTACTCGCCCTGGCCAGCATGGCCAACGCCCTCGGCGCGCTGACGCAGCAGGACGCCGCAGTCATCAACCAAACCCTGCACCGCACCGGAGACGCCCATTGAACACGACGTTCCTACTCATGGCTCAGTACCAAGGCGCGGCGGTCATTCCGCTGGAGCGCCTCTGCGCCGACTACTTCAGCCATCTGACGCCAACCAAGCTGCGTAGCAAGATCGTCGCCGGCGTCATCGACCTACCGCTGGTGCGGATCGAGAATAGCCAGAAGGCCGCCCAGGGCGTCCACCTGACGGACCTCGCCCGCTACCTTGATCTGCAACGCGATCGAGCGGTGCGCGAGAACGACAAGCTCCACAACCGGGCCAACTAACCCGTCACGCGCGCGCCGAGCGTCACCGGCGCCGCGATGATCCTCTCCAACCAGGGCCATCCCGCATAGGGATCGCCCCGGCCTCTCAGGTGCGTGTAGCGCCGCAGCGAGTTCCAATCCCGATGGCCCGACACGCTGGCCACCCGCGGAATGTCCCAGTCCATTTCGAACAGCCGGCTCACGCCGTCGTGGCGCAGGTCGTGAAAGCGTAGGTCCTGCAGCTCCAGGAAATGGCAGGCCCTGGTGAAGGCGGCGGAGATCGAGTCGCCGTTGTAGGGGAAGATCTCCTCGCACTCACGCGGCATCGACTGCAGGATCGCCCAGGCTTCGTCCGGCAGGTGGCACCAAACATGGTTGCCGATCTTCTGCCCGGGGTTCTTCATGTCGCGCACCAGGACCGCCTGCCGGCGCTCGTCCAGGTCGTCCCAACGGATCCGCGTGATCTCCTCCTGGCGCCGCGTGGAGAAGATGGCGAAGGCGATCACCTTGGGCATGTTGATCGACGCCGGCCGGCGCCGCTGCATCTCGAAGAAGTGCTCCAGCAGCAGATCCAGCTCCTGAAGCTCGGGCCGCCGATCACGCTCCTTACTCTTGCTGACCATGCCCATCTTCTTGAGCACCCGCCGAGCGTCGGCCATGGCGTTCGGATCGATCTCGTAGCCCCACGCCGGCCGCGCGATCGACAGCACGGCGGCCAGGTGCGAAAGGTCGTTGCCCACCGTCTGCGCCTGCACAGCACCACCCTGGGCCCCTATCCGCCACCGGCCATACTCCACCAGGCGCTGGCTTGTGAGATTGCGGTACTCCAGGTCACCGAGCCAGGTCTCGCCGATAGCTTTGAGCGTCGCCTCCTTGGTGCGGCCGACGGCGCCGCCGTATTGCTCAAGGTACCGATCGATCATCCGCTTCACGGTCACCCCACCGCGGGTGACCCGGTCCAGTTCGCCAGGCTGCGCGAGCTCCGTTTCGCGCCTTTTCAGCCAGGCTTGGGCGGTCTGCTTCCGGTCGAATGTCTGGGTTTCCTGATAGACTCGGACTCCATCCCGCAT